GCAATAACTCATTAAACGCTTGAGCCTGAAACTGCGTCGCAGCCTCCGCCAATAAAGGATGGGTAACGCCACTCGCTCCGCGAAACGGCTGAGTCCGGTCCTTATAACTAAAGCCCAGTAACTCTAAACCATTAGAATACGTGTCTTCCCAATCCTGACGAGAAGCCTTGTTACCCTCGAACTCTCCCGTTAAATCTCCAGAAATACGAGAAAGCTCCATCTCAGACAACTCTTCAGCTAAGTTGTCACCAAACTCACCAACCATGCTGTCCGTGTCAGACCCCGGTTCGAAGTCTACTACAACGTCCCCGTTGTCCTCTTCAATAATCTCAATCTCTTCACCAGAATCCGTGAATAGAATTTCGCTGCCAGAATCCGGTATCTCTAATTCTATCTCAGCGCGCAAGTCTTCCTCGTCAAGTTGGGACGGTACATTCCGGTCAACTAAACTGCCAATAGGTTCTCTAGCCATCTATCACTCCTAGTAATATGAATGCACCCTAACAGAAACTTCATCGTTTTGCCAATCATCTGTTGGTAATTGAACAAAATTACCCTGACGATAGCGCATTAAAGCCTGTGTCATGCTGTCAACCAAGTCATCATGCTCACCATTTGGAAAAGCCGCAACCTCTTCAATTAACTCATCCGCCCAAGTCTCCTCGGGGGCCCAAACCATTCCAGACTCCAGCATCGGACTTACCGCGTGTACTCGGCTAACCTTATCATTACCACGACTTGGCGTAAAGTTAACTACAGGTATACCCACATTTCTAAGCTCCTGAGTCAAGGGTAATCCACTCGCCTTCGCCTCGATGATTACAGTGTCAGGGTCCCAAAACTTGTACTCCTCAAAAGCTATAGCTTTCAATTCTGGAAAATCCCAACGCCCCTTCTTACTGTCCAACAATATTAAATTAGGTCCGTTGCTGCCCTCGTTGGGATAAAACACACCCCAAGTCGTAATAGCAGAAAAATCCGAAGTCTCACGCTTACTAAACGCCGTGTCGTAACTCTGAATCACATACTCTAATTGAGGGACAACCTTCTTATCCCACCGACGCCACCACTCCCGAGGAATAATAGCATTCTCCTCACCAGTAGGATTCTGCTGATACTGAGCATTCCACTTGCTAGGAGGTATAGATGCGCGGACCGCAGTCAAATCCTCCAAACTCCAGTACTCAGGCCAACAAGGAGTCTCGTCCTCAAAAATAGCAGGTAACTCAACAACCTCCCACTGATCCGCTAAAGGATCCTTCGACATCGCTTTCAATAACTGACCCGTCATATCCTTCTCAGACCAACGAGTTTGTACCAAAACTATCGAACCACCCGGCTGTAAACGCTGACGTGGACCACCCGTATACCAATCCCAAGCATCCTCAAAACCATGCGCGCTCATCGCAGTCTGCTCCGAATGAGGGTCGTCAATGATTATTAAATCTCCACCACGACCCGCCAAATTCGAACCAACACCAACAGCATAATACATTCCACCAGCACTCGTGTCCCACCGACCGCTCGCCTTACTATCAGCCGCTAACTTAACTTCAGGGAAAACCATCTTGTAACTGTCCATGTCCAAAAGATTCTTCGTCTTCCGGCCAAAGTTAACCGCCAACTCCGTCGTGTGCGTCGCCTGTATTATCTTCATGCTAGGGTTCTTGCCCATCATCCACGCTGGAAACAAAAACGAAGCAAACTCACTCTTCGTGTGACGTGGAGCCATGTTAATAATCAAACGCTTTAGTTCGCCGCTCGCGACCCGCTCAAGCTTTTCCGCAATTATTTTATGATGCCTGCCAGCAATAAACTCCGGCCATTGAGAGCGTACAAAATCTAAAAAATTTAATTGGCACCCTTCGTTCTTGGAGATCTGTGCGAGCCTTAACTCAAGCTTCAAAGCCTTTTCTTGCTGCGCAGGATTTAAGTTGGAACTCATCGGGGGACCCTATCTATTTATGGGATAATATACTGCTTTATAAGATAGTTATAGGCCAAACCAAATTTTATGTAAATATTTGAGAGAAACATGGCCCTAGCCCCCGACCCGGCGAACGTGGGCGCGCGCGCCGCGGATCTCGGTTTATCGTTTAAAACCATAGCTTTATGACCCGATATGGAAGGGACCCGGGCGCATCGGATCGCGGACCGCGGACATTTAAAAGAGAGATAACTATTGCGATTGGCGATATCCCGGCGCGGTTTTTGTGTCGGCAGCCGTCGCGATTTGCTCGCGGATCTTGGCCAGCTGGGGAAAGTTTTGGGACATAGGCCTGCGGATCTTGGGCGCGGTACGTTTGGCCGGGGATCGATCGGCGCGGCCTCGCTTGTTTAACTATTGGGCACAGCGCAAAGAAAAAGCCCGCACATGGCGGGCCAGATCGTTTTAAGTATGGGTTGGGGTTTATGTTAGTATCGATAACCAGACGGCCAAGCTAACGAAAATGGCGGCAATGGTGAGCGCCTCTAATATCCATTGGCGGTTCATGCCGCTTCCCTACGGTTCATGTTTTCTGACGTCGCTTGTGCTTCACGCACCAGCTGTTTGAGCATGTTCTTATTGAACTGGGCATCAGATAGGCTCGAGGCGTTTGTTTTGAGACCGATGTGGTTTCTAATCAACGTATCAGAAATTGCATTAATCCGTTCGCCATTAACGGTCCGCCATTTAGTCATGCCATGCAAAACCTCATACATCCGAAGCCGAAGTATGAATTTATCAACGTTAGTTTTTGTGATAATGTTTATACCGAGATTTATTGTATAAAAAATAAGAGTGTTTGTTTCTTCACGAATAGTTTCATCTTTGTTTAAACACATCATTTCCCATTTCCAGATATTGCCTAATTCATAACGTAAAGCCATGTGATATTCTCCAAAATATCCGCTGGCGGAATGCCTGCGGCTATAAGATATATCGCATATAACTTTCTAAAGATCAAACAAATAAAAAAGGGCCCACCAGATGGCGGACCCGTTGTTCTATTATATAGCGTCGATTATGCCGCGACGCGCTGCCAATCGCGGGCGTTCATATTGAGCAGCTGGCCGCCGCGTTGTTGCCATGTGTCGACGTCATCAATATCTGCCCGGTGTGAAACGGCCGTCACAGCGTTAACCAAAGTAGCACGGGAAAGCGGTTTGGATTGCTCAAAACCGCTTTGACCTATTGTCGCCATTAGGCCATTCAAAACGTCGCTGTTTTCTTTTTTGGTTAATTGCATAACTTTCCCCAAATTGTTTACAACGTCCGTCACGTCGGTGGCTTCCCCTTCAATAACGTCAAGCGCAGCCATTCGCATTTGATTGCATATATCGTCAAAAGTTTCCCGGCTGGAATAATGGCCTACCAAATCGCGCAATTTTAATTCCAGCGCCCGATTGTCCGCATTCTTTGCATCGTCGGAAAGCAAACCCCAGTCGTCGCTGTCCCGGGCAGATGTGATATGGCTGGACCGGGTTTTGTTTTGGGTTTGCATCCCGTTTAAGCAAGCCAAAGTCCAAGCGATTTGATAAACAGAAACTGAACCCGCGCCAACTTCACTATTTCCAAAACCTAAACCGTTAGCCATATGATCCCCAACATTTGCGCCAGTTCCTAACTGATCCAAGCTTTTTAAACGCAAGTACATCCGCTTTTCTGAAATACTAGCGTTAACGACTTGTAAGTTTTTTTCCATTATAGGCGGCAAAATGCTTTCCAATAAATTATTATTGTCGAAAGTCTTAAACTTATCCGAAACAAAAGCGCGGACTATGCCGTCGGTTGAATTGTCCCCGGTATAATCTGACAAATGAGTTCGGACCATCCGCCGGGTGGGCTCTTGATGCCAAATAGCATTAGTTAAATTATCAAACTCGCGTGGGTAATTAGACTGCAAACGTCTGGCCGTTCTAGTATCAATCCCCGCATGAGTGGCGATTTGACCGAAAGCGGTATCGTTTATATCGAAGCGCTTTGTTGGTTCCCCGCGGCTTGCTTCAATAATGATTTGCGGCTTGCCGTCCAACGTGGTGGTTTTTTGCAAATCGTTAGTTGGTGCCAAATAATCCGCGGATCTAGCGGCTTGATCTTTTACCTTTTCCAAAAGTTTAGAAAGGGTATTAGTGCTATTTTCAATATGATGTGTCATCTTTTACATTCTCCAAAAGTAAAGGGCAGGATTGCCCTGCCCCTACCCTCCTATATTATCGCATACAACGCAAGTAAAAACTTTAGAAAGTTTATTCTGCCCCAAAATCACCAGCTATGTGGTGGCGCAAGATGGTGCGTGGCGCCAAGCTTTTTGCAAACCGTTTTATCTTTTCGCCATCCGTTTCATTTTGGATCTGTTCGGCCGTGTGGTTCCAATGGATTAAAACATTTCCGCCGCTAGCGTAGCAACCTCCGGGATCATCAGGGCTCGCGGCTTTCTTTTTATGGACGCCGTGTGCAGTAAATCCGATGGCATAATCTCGGGACGCCCTAGCACAAAGCGGATCGCCATTGCCGCATTGCGCACAACCGAAATTTTTTAAATATTCCGCCGGACAACGTACCATTTGTACGTCGTCAACTGTAACCGATTTTTTGCCGCTCCAAAAATACGGCGCGACCGTAACAACGGTTGGGATTTTTTGTTTAATATATCGCGCCGCAATTGCAACCGTTTTGGCCGAATAGTTTATAACTGTTTTTCCGGGCTTTAGTTTTTTAAGCCAAAGCAAGGGAGAAAAATGAGAGTAAGTAAAAGATATTCCTTTCACTGGTACGGCATCAATCAAGGCGTCCAGATATTCTAAATCTACTTTTGATGCGCCGCACCCGCTAGGGTTTAATTCACACGTTGCCGGGCAGGTGCCAAACTTTTCATTTGTCCCGGCGCGGTACGTTACAGCTAAGCCCTTAGTTTTTTGAGCGCGGCTCAATTCTACAGTCTTTAACATTTTACATTCTCCAATATGCGATTTGTCTTATATTATAGCCACAAAAAAAGCCGCCTGTAAAGCGGCTTAATTTTCTAACGTTTTCGTCGGGTGGTTTTTCGCCTCCGAGGTTTACTCGCCCGGCGACTTAATTCTTCATAATCTTTGCCATAGATCAAGCGCCCCAAAAAACTAAATATAAACATTTATAATATCTCCAATTTGTTTACGTTCTATAATCATATGCGATTATATAGGAGATATCAACTTAAAGATGGCATCCCAATCGAAAGGGTGGTTAAACTTTCCCACAGCGGGGGTTTTTAATCCATTTTCGGCAACGTCTATAGCCTGAGAGGCTCTATAGAGGTGCAGGATGGCCTTAACGTCCGCGCGAGCCTGTTGCTTAACTAAAATCCAACTGCTGCTTTTACGGTGCCGTGTGAGCCACGCTACCTGATATGGGGATAAGTTGACCGCGTTAGCTTTACAAAACTTTAACTCAACAAAGTGAAGGCCGCCGTGTTCATCGCAAGCCAATAAATCAGGGATGCCCTGACCCACCCAATTTTCTATTCTGGTTAACCACCAATTTCTGCGCGATTTGTTAGCAGTTTTAATCTGCTTATACAGTCCCGCTTCGTTCGTCATCCTCAGTTGGGGTGATATCGATAACGTTTTCGCCATAGCCTTCTTTCAATTCGCTCAAAGCTTTAAGCACCTCTTCCTTACTCATACTATCGATGCTCCCGTGCCGTATCTCTGATTTGCTAACGTAGATGTCGCCCTGCGCTTGCCCCCTTCGATATTCGGCTTGAACAGCCGCAGAGTAAGCGCCGTTCTCCAAAGCAAGATCACGGATTTTTTGTAAATCTCTTATATGGCGACCGTAATTGATATCAAACTTAGCGTCTAACTCTGCGCGATAAGATTTT